AGATACTAGAGGATAATTGTGCCTACGAAAACAGAAATTAATGATTTTAGTGAAATGATTTCCAGATTGTCATACACCTTAGGTGGTACACACATGGACGCAATCATTCACCATTGTGAACAAACTGGCATGGAGGTTGATGTTGCATCAATATTGGTCTCCAATGCCTTGAAGGCGAAAATTCGTGAAGAAGCACAAGAGTTAAACCTATTGAAGAAAAGTTCTAAATTGCCGATATGATTGAACTAATTGAAGTTAATACCGCCGAACAAAAAAGTTTGGTGAAAAATATTATTGAAAATAACCATTCTTATGTTCCAACAAATTCTTCTGTTGGTCGTAGAATTGATTGGTTAATTTTTGAACACAAAGATGATTCTTTACCGGAATGTATCGGTATGATTGGTATTGGTTCATCAGTTTATCCTCCACCAAAAGATATACTAAGATTCCTTGGCGTATCTAAAGATGAATACAAAAATAAATTCAACACGATTGCAAATAATTGGCGTTTTTGTTTTAGTAAATCAGTTAAAAATGCTGGCACACAAGTATTAAAACAATTGAGACTAAAATCCCGTGAAGCATGGAAAAGAAAATACGGTGATGATTTAACACACATCATCACCTTTGTTGGTGCCGGTAAAAATGGTGCAGTCTATCTTGCCGACAATTGGAAAAAAATAGGTGAGACTGCTGGTTTACCATCACACAAATCTTCTTCCATGAAATGGAATAATAAAACTGAATTGAAAGAACTTTTTGTTAAACCCACAGGTGAAAACAAAAAAATTATTTTTATTAAACCAATCTAAAGGTGTGTTATGCCAAGTAAAGAATATTATGAAGGCCGTGATATGGAGAAAAACAAATTTCTCCATGAACATTTAATCAATTTCTTTAAATTTGATAAAATAGATTCTGATGGATCAACACAAACAAAAACAGATGTTATTGGCATAAAAAATGGTCAAAAAATTTGTCTGTCGGTTAAAAACGCATCAGGTAAAAACACGCAAGTGCATCTAACAACTTTAAAAAAATTAACCTCTGATTTGAATATTCCAAATAATATTGTTTCCAAATTAATTCTTTGGTTTGGAACAAATGATATGAATGAATTTGAATTATTATCAAGTGGTAAAAAATTGTCCAAGTATGAGATGGGTCATTCTCGATTGTCTAGTAATAACATCAGAGATTGGGACAAAGTTCCAGAGTGGTTTAATGCAAACAATCGTAAAATTACAAGCCTGTTGATACAAAGTTTAAATAACGGAGAAAAATCAAAATTCTTGGTTTGGAACAATAAGGTCAAAAAATCTTTACAAATAATTGATATACCAAAATTGATTGATTTTATCGAAAAAGAATGTATTTGGATTACTATGCCTAGTGGAACTATTTTAAGATGCGTCACACCAAATAACAAAGCCATCCTCTGGTTACAAATGAAAGGTAATCATACAGATGAAGGTTATAATCGTTGCCCACAATTTCATTTGGTTGAAAATTGGCCAGAAGAAATTGTATTGAGTAAACAAATTGTCGCACTATGATTTTCTCGCTTGAAGAAGGTTCTGGATTTTCCGCCTTTGCTTTATACAATGCCATCAAACTTCATTTTATTACTGATAGCTACGATTATTTTAAGTATCACGGTAAAACCAACGTTACCAGAGATAACTTTGCCATCAGGAAAGATAAGTATACATTCTATAAGTTATCCCGTAAATACAAACTGGAAGACTTAAAGAACTTTTATGTGTCGAACTTCCTTGTTACCGAATCCAACTGGATTGGTGAGATTGCCAATCTGGAAGGTGAAGAAGTCTATAAGCAATGGCAAAAAAGAAATCAGAGCTTGACTTATAGATTCGAACAAGATATAATAGGTCTTCTTAACGCAACACAAACACCAAATGAAATGTTGGTGGTAGAAGATGGTCAGTATCCGTTACTCTTAAAAGAGTTGACTTACAGTACTATCAATATTGAAACGGTGTGTATATTGAATCACATTATGAATTTCTTACCTATGTGGTCCAAAAAAATATCAGATGATGTTGTTTGGCCTTCATGGAAAAGAAGAATTGAAAAGTACACACCGTTCATTGATTTTGACAAAGATAAATTGAAATCTGTTTTGAAAGAAAGTTTGAAAGAACATGCATAAGCCTAAAATTTCTTGCATCTACCTGGACATGGATGGTGTAATATGCGACTTTGTTGGCCGCTACAAAAAACTATTCAATGTCAATCCAGACCAAACTCGGAACAAAAAAGAATTTGGTAATCTGTTCAATCAGTTTATTCAAGGTCAAAACTTTGCAACACTTGAAATGATGCGGCACGCCGGTGAATTGCTGGAGTTTCTACGAAATGCACCAGTGCCGACAGAGATACTTTCATCGACTGCTCGTGCAGATTCACATGATAGTATTTCAAAACAAAAAGAGATTTGGTTGAACTCCCACGGAATTACATTCAAACGTAATTTTGTACCGGGTAAACAACTAAAGAAAGAATATGCCAAAGAGGACACCCTCATCATTGATGATACCGAAAGTGTCATTACTGATTGGCGTATAGCAGGTGGTCATGCAATCTGGCACAGGGACGTGCCTAACACCTTGGCAATGTTGAAACTTTACTTTTGACAACGCCTAAATAATGTTATATAATGCATCATGTGGATAATCCGTTTATACACTATACTCCGTTAATACGAAAGGTAAATTATGGTAGATTTCTCTAAACTTAAAAAATCGTCTGGTAATTTGGACAAGCTAACCAAGGCGATTGAACAACTCAATGCATCAACTGAAGGTGCATCTGACAAAGAAAACTTCTGGCGACCAGAGGTTGACAAAGCAGGCAACGGCATGGCAACTATCCGTTTTCTTCCTGCATCTCCACAAGACGGTGATGATGGCCTTCCATGGGTCAAAATCTTCTCACATGGATTTCAAGGTCCTGGTGGTTGGCTTATTGACAACTGCTTGACAACCAAGAATCAGCAATGTCCCGTGTGTGAACACAATAGCCGTTTGTGGAATTCTGGTGTAGAAGCCAACAAAGAGATTGTACGCAAACAAAAGCGTAAACTCAATTACATTGCTAACGTGTACATCGTAAGTGATCCAAAGCATCCTGAGAACGAAGGGCAAGTTAAATTGTTCAAGTTCGGTAAGAAAATCTTTGATAAGATTACTGAGGCAATGAACCCTGCGTTTGAAGATGAAACAGCAATCAATCCGTTTGATATGTGGACTGGTGCTAACTTCAAATTGAAGATTCGTAAAGTTGAGGGCTATCAAAACTATGATAAGTCTGAATTCGAATCTGCGGCACCATTGTTGAGTGATGATGACGCACTTGAAAAGATTTGGAAGTCTCAAGCTTCATTACTGGAGTTGGTTGCTGACAAAGAATTCAAGTCATATGATTTTTTGAAGACCCGCCTCGACAAAGTACTAGGTATCACAACCAGTATTGATGAAGATGGTGGTCCAAGAGCTCGTACAACTGTGGAACAAGCAAAGGCTGCACCTAAAAAGGCACCAGTTGATCTTGTTGGCACAGATGACGATGATATGGCATACTTCAGCAAGTTGGCCGAAGAAGATTAAACTCTTTTAATAAAAGTTTAGACCCCGCCTAGTGCGGGGTTTTTTGTTTATACTACCCGTGTTGAATTCATAATCATTCTTTGGAAGGTATCTTCCAGATTACGAACAGCGGGTAATGCTGATTTGCCTGTTGTTGTGGATTTATTGAGTGAGTTTAGATTGTTAACCACAGATTCTAGTGGTCCGGCAAAATCAGCCAATTTCATATCGGTATTCTGACCCATAACAGAAGCCAATTGTTGACCCATGTTTGGAACAGCCTCCGGTGTCGCCATAGATGCGGAGGGTGCAGACAAAGGCATAGTTCCACCACCACTCTCAGGTGTCATAGGAGTTGCTGTTGGTGCACCACCGGTTTCTCCAGCAGGTGAAGATGCAGGTGCTGGCGGTGTTTTGGATTGTTGAGTTTGCATACCAGCCATTGGTACCTGATACATTGCTTTTTCAGGATTTTCAGCCAACCAGTTTTTCAGGCCTTCTCTATCGTTACCCAATTCTCGTATCAATTCCTTATCTGTTAAATCAGATTTAATAAAATCCTCAACAGTTCTTCTTGGAAATTGTTTAAGTGCTTTTTGTTGTAATTGTGCAGCTGCTTGTCCTTCTGTAAGATTACCACCCTCAAGTTTACTTCTTACACTTAGAGCATAAGCATTGTTATCATATTCTTTTGCATAAGGGTCTTTATCTATCTTATCTTTTTCAATTGATGATAATGCAAATGGTGTTAATATGAGAGCAGCAATGCTTGAAGCAAGACCAAGTGGTCCACTCATAACTGTCATTAACCAACCACCAGCAGTTTTCAATATATCATATACCCTTTTCATATCAGCCAAATCACCTAATAAGGATGATCCTTGTTCTTCAACTTTTTCGGCTGTTTGTACTGGCACCAAATCTTTTTTCAGTTGTTCTATTGCTTTTAATAAATCTTTGTGCCTTTTGTCGGTAGTTCTTTCAGATTCCATTAATTTTTCTTCAGCAAAATTATTCTGTTTTTGTCTGGCCACAATATCTTCTTCACGGTTCTGCTTCATAAAATCATAAATCTTATTCAACATTTCATCCATACCAGAAGAACCACCGCCACCATCTTTTTCCAGTTTACCAATCTTAGTTGATGTTGAAACGGGTCTTGCACGGCCCGTGAAGTATTCAATATCTTTTCTGGAACGACCTGTCATTTTACCAAGAATTGCAGGACCCAATCTAGATCCACCTGTCATAAACTTTGCAACGTTTAACGGATCAAATTTGGCTTTAAGTCTGGTAACTCTGGCTTTTGTTTTTAGGCCAATAGCTTTACCAATTGATGCACCATATCCCTCGCCAGAGATAAGTTGGTCAGCAATAACGGAACCAAGAGGTTGATTTTTCAACCTCGCAGCCATCTGATATGACATTTTATTATCTGTAGCCATTTTATTGTTGTTGCTTTCTTACATGAGGTGGTCTATCATCAACCTTTTGTTGAGGTTGGACATTATTTGTTTGGTTGTTTGTCGTAGTGGTATTGTTCGTTGTTTGAGATGACTTATCTTTATTTAACTTTTCTTTGAGGTCTGCATTTTCTTTGGATGATTGGTCAACTTTGGTGCCAGTATCAGAACTTGGCACCGGTGTAGATGAAACTTCAGCTTTATATTTTTCTGCAAGTATTTTTCTTTGTTTTCTAGATTCAGCATCGGCCGAACCAACTTGTGCATTTACTATATCTATATTTTCCAAATCAGCCAAGGTTTTTTTATCTTCTCTCATTTTTATTTTAAAAAATGCAGGTATAATTTTTGCTGCTGTTTTTGGTTCATTAGCAAGGTCTGGATTAGAAACCAAATCTTCACCAATTTCTTTACTAACAGTTCTATACATAGATTTACCAGTTATTTGTATAAATCCTCTGCCACGATATTTGTAACCATCTCCTGGTTTATCATTACCCATTCGACCATCATATACTTTATTGAAGTATGCTTCAGGACCTGCGGCCACAATATCTTTAGCATCTTGTAATGTTGGGAATCTTACAAGATTTCCACTTTGATTAAAAATCAATTCACCTTTTTTATTAGCTTTTACTGCTGGTCCACCAAACATAGAAAATATTTTTTCAGCTTTTGGTACTTCTTCACTTCTCGGATTAAAGCCGGATTCTTTCTCAACATTAGCTAAAACATTTGCCATAGAAGTAGAAGAAAAACCGGCAGCAAGCAAAGAAGCAATAACTAAACCTTTTGAACCACCTATTGCAGGCGGTACTTTTAAAGGTGGTTTGACGGCCTCAGCTTTTGGTGGTGGTTTTACTTGAGCTGGCTTTGGTGCCGCAGGTGCAGCTTCGGCCTTTGGTGGAGGTTTTACTTCAGGTGGTTTAACCTGTTCTGCTTTTGGTGGTTTGACCTCTGGTGGTTTGACCTGTTCGGCAGTTTTCTTGGCTTTATCTTCGGATTCTTTTTTAGCCTTATCTTCAGCAGCTTTCTTGGTTCTATCATCAGCTTCTTTTTTAGCTTTATCTTCAGCAGCCTTTTTGGATTTATCGTCAGCTTCCCGTTTAGCCTTATCTTCAGCAGCCTTCTTAGCTTTATCTTCGGATTCTTTTTTAACCTTATCTTCAGCAGCTTTCTTGGCTTTATCTTCAGCAGCCTTTTTAGCAGTATCTTCTGCTGGCTTCTTAGCCGTTTCTGCTGGCTTTTTATCCTGCTCAGGTGGTTTCTTAGCCGTTTCTGCTGGCTTTTTGGCCGGCGCAGTTGGCTTAGCTGGTGCAGTTGGTTTAGCTGCCTCTTTTTCTTCCGCCTTCTTCTCACGGCGAATGACTCTCTTAGGCTTTGGTCTTCTACGAACCGTTAATGCTTTCAACAATTCTTGGTGGCGTTGTTCTTCTTTTCCTGTATCAGTTTTTTTATATTTTTCTTCTATTACTCTTTGAGCCAATTCATCTTTGCGATTATCAACCATCAATTGGTAGATTTGACCAAGAACTCCATCCATTTCGCCACTATCCGCAAGAGCCTTAGGTGTGGCCTTGGTGGAATTCAGCAATGAAGCTGAAGTTTGTTTTGATTTTTCGGACAATTTACTCATCGATTGTTGATAAGTAACATCCTTACTGGTGTCTCTTGCCATTTATCTCTTTTGTCGTTCTCTTATTTTTTGATTTTCTTCCTCAATATACTGAATCAACATAGAGACATAGATATCTCTTTCCCATGGCAACATAGCTTCTAACTCCGTCAAACTGTATTTGTGATGCTGCATCAAAGAGAAATTAGTTTTGTAATAATTCCTCAAGTTATCGTGACGCAGCGTCAACCGAAAAAATTTTCGAGACCTTCTACGTCAATTTTATGATAAAAACCACATTTACTACAAGTCATTTCAACCGTTTCTTTTAACTTTGGTAAGTTATTAAAGAAGTGTTCAACCTTTTCAAATTGAGCCTGATTCAGACCTTCAACAAACTCCAACATTTCACCAGGTTCGGCCTCATGTGCATAATAGAATTGGTCGCCGTCAAAAATGTGTTCGATGCTTTCTGAAATCAAGTTGAAAGTCACCTCAGTAATATCTTCCATGTTGAGAGAATCTTTGATGATACCAAACTCAGGGTACTTCATCTTAATCATAATCTTGTCAGTCAATTGAATTTCTGGACTAACTTCTTCCTCACGATATGGTTGGATATTCTGTAGGTTAACACTTGCTTCCATAATGTTACCACAAACCTTTTCTTCAACCTCATTATTACAACGGTATCTTGTCTCTACAATTTCACCGACAGATTTGCTTCTGAGATTGATGAAGTAATATTCAACATCAATGATAGGCAATTTGTCAATATTGATACCTTCAGTCAAAGTACAATTGTTCAGTATGTCACGGACATTCTGCTGAATCGTTGAGGACTCATTTGACTCCAGAGCCATCAACAAATTCTTTTGTTCTTTAACTAGAAACGGTCTATATTTAATTGTTTTTTTAGATATAGGTAATTCAATTTCATATGTTGGCACATCAAGTTTAGGTAAAGCCATAATTTCTCCAATTTAATTATACAAATCCATTAATATTATCAGCACTTTTGCCAATCGAATCAATTCCAGAACCAAGGGCACCAGTGGCACTATCGGTGATTGCACCAATAGCACCTTTTGCAGTACCACCAAGTCCACCGTACTTGTCGATAACATTTCCGACTGCCGAATCCAACAGTTCCATCGCAAGGCCTTGGAGAGAATTGTTCTTCCAGTAAGTGTATGCAAATGTCACTGATAGTTTGTGGTAACCATCATTAGACCAATCTAGGTCCATTTGGTTTATTGCAATTGGAAATGCCTCATACAAGTTGCAAGAGTATGATGGTTGATTCGTAACATCATATTGTGTTATTGTCAAATCTGTACAATAATCACTTTTATATCTAAAGTTGTTGTTGTACAACGGATTGATAAAGTTCAACCACGCATCAAAGAATACTTTTTGTGACATATCATCATCAACAATAAATGTCAAATCAATGTCACTGTATGTGTTTTGATATGGAAACTTCTCAATCGGACCATATGTCTTTTGTTCGATTGTTGCAAGTGTTCTACCTGGTAGATTTGCGTTCTCACATCTATATTTCAGGTTTCTATTGGTCTTTACATAAGCCAACAGTGTAAAAGGAATAGGAACATCGACCTCAAAACGATTCGGTCTAGCCAAATCGCCGGTGAAAGATGATTTAAAACCGCTAATTGAAACTGGCATCTTAGTTCCTTATTTCTTCTATTGAGTCTTTCCAGACTTCTTTTGGTTGCGCCTTCTTGAATTGGTGTACAGGCAAATACATTGCAATGTCCCATTCGTTAGGTTCGACAGCCAATATTCTGGATTTAATGTGGCCATACAAATAATGTTTGATACATGGTTTGAATTCTTTTAACCTAGACGATGCATCCAACATTGGATATGTGATACGAATTCTCTTAATCTCATCTTCATCATTGTAAATTGCAAAATTCAACAACTTCTTCATAAAAATTAATCTATAACGAAGTGGTAAATAATGTATGTTTAACCCAAGAAAACCATCAGATTGTCGTTTTAAAGGCAAAACCAATGGAAATCTATCATAATAAGGCAAATCGCTTTTGCCTTTAGGATCATATACGAAGTAGTATAGCCCACCCATCAAAAATTTTTGTCTGTCGGATGGTTTAGTCCAGCGAGACTTTTCTCTTGTTATTGGAATGGCTAATCGACCAGGGTTTCTTAAATCTGCAATTCGTTTTAATAACCATGTCATAGATTCTCGGCTCATCGTTTGATAGTTAGCCGAAACCTTTTCTTCTGACAGTGTAGTGAGTATGGATTTTGTTATCATCGGATATTTAGTTATAGTCCGAGATCGTGTTCCGTTATAAGTTTGAATTCCCAACCACGGTCTAAACAATATTCTGTTGCCGCCTTGAACTTGGCCTGATTGACACCCCAAGTTACAACCTCCCGTATGTATTGTTTAGTAACACGTTTCTTCTTTTCAGGTTCCATTGTTTGATATTTCGGTTTGACTTCAAGTATCATGGTTCTAAGTTTACCATCTCTATCACAAACTTTAACGACAAAATCAGGAAAATAACGGTGCATACGATTATCCACAGGAGATTTGTATGGAATTATGAGTTCCTCTGAAGCCCAAGACACAATATTTGGATTTTTGTCGAGCCAATTCATCACTCGGCATTCCCATGATGAGCGATAAATGATATTTTTGTAATCCCCTGCGTATTTTTGAGGATTTGAGGGTTGGAATCTTCCAGAATATGCCATAAATACTATATATCAATCTTTTTAGAAAAGACCATGGCAATAATTTCAATCCCAACATCAATCGGTGGCGTATCAATTCCTGGAGCTGCACTTAAAGGTCCTTTGGGTAAATTGTTTGGCAATTCTAATAAATTCGAACTTCTATCTTATCCTAGAGATTTAGGTTCCGGTCAAAAAAATCATGTTATTCAATTTTGTATTAATGAAATACAACCAACTGGATATGAACAAGGTAAATCTTATACTTTAAATGATGCTTTTAAAGGTGTGAAAAATAGTGCAAACGAAATTTACGATGCGGCTAAAAATAATTTTGTTGGTGAAGGTTTTGTTGAAAAAGGTGCAAATGCTGCTGGTGCAGTCATAGACCAATCAAAAATAACATTCAAACAGAAAAAGAAAAAAATTGTAGGTGCAATAAATCTATACATGCCAGATACATTGGAATTCACCAATTCAGCTAGTTACAATCAAACAAGTCTACTTGAAGTTGCTGAATCAGTTTTAACAAGAATTCCTGGTGTAAAAGAGGTGGCAACACCAGCCTTCTCAGCAATTCAATCAAATGCTGCTAAATTAGCTTTGTCAACACAAGGACTTGCACTCAATCCACAACAACAATTGATGTTTGATGGTATAGATTTTAGATCATTTCAAATGTCTTTTACTTTTACACCATTCTCAAAAGATGAGGCAACAATGGTAAAAAATATTGTAAAAATGTTTAGAACACATGCTGCACCAAGGATTGTTTCTGGTTCTGCTGGTATGCTTTTTATACCACCATCTACATTTAATTTGGAATTTAAGTCTAATGGTAAAGAAAATGAAAACATTGGTAAAGTTGCCGAATGTGTTATTGAAAGTATTGATGTAAATTATGCACCAAACGGATGGTCTGCACATACAGATGGTGCACCAATTCAAACTACAATGTCTATTAGTTTCAAAGAAATAGAATTGATAGACAGAGAAAAAATAGAAAAGGGTGGTTATTGAAATGCAATATTTTGATACACTTCCAAAAATAATTCACACAAATAATAATGGTTCC